AATGGTTATATATTACCTACATCAAGAGGTAACGAAAAACCTATACCTATATTTGATAAGCTTGAATATTTAGAAGCTGAGATTATGGGTGGCTATGGTCAAATAACTTCAGATCTAAGAAAAGCTGATACACAAGTATTAAAAGCTAAAGAAGCTGGAGAAATAAGCAAAGCTGTAGAAAATATTAGAAGTAATAAATATCAAGAAGACTACAATCAAGTTTTTGATGATATAAAAGCAACTAGAAGTGATGGTGCTAAAAAAATCTATTATGATTATTTAAATTTCCACTCAGCTGACGGTGTAAGTCAAAATACAATTAATCACGTTTTACATGCTGCCCAGCAAGGTGACTTTTCTCAGTTTATATTTAGATATGATAAACTAACTAAAGAAGAGAAAGAAGGTGGAGTTTTAACACCATTTAAAGAAACAATGGATGCTCTTGAGCAGGTAGCAGGTAGCTATGATGCGATAGAAACTAAAATAAAAGAGGATGTAAAATCTAAAATTACTGCTGCTGTTAAAGAAAACATGATCGATCAAACGCGACATGACACAGCAACACAAGCGTCTGAAGCTGCACAGTTATGGTTTTACAATAAGTATAGAGCTAATAGTAAAATTGAAGATCCTAATGAACGATACATTACTACACTCGAACAACTCGAAGATCAACTCGGTCTAGGCGATACACCCGGTCAAGATGGTGTTGTAGGTAAAGGTTTGTTTAAAAATAGACCCGGTACAACTGGTGAAAACAAAACTGTATTTATAATGTTTAGTGATGCTGATGCTAGAGGTGATACTATAGGACAAAGTATAATAGATTCAGAGGTTCAAAAAGGTACAACTGTACCAGCTTTACTAGCTCGCAAAGATCTTGTATCGAATGGAGAAACTAGATTATTAGCAGAAGCCGCTTTACGAGGTACTGACAATATAGTTTTACCTAAGAATCTAAAATACGTACTTAATAATTATTATCCTAAAGGTACGAATGCACATCACATAGTAAATCAGTATTTAGGATTACAAGGATATAAAATTAACATGCCAGCAAGTGCTCATGATTTTGCAGAATATGTATCTGGAGGATCAGTAAAGTATGAAAATATGGCAGCTGCGTTAATCAAAGAGTATATTGAAAACAGTGGTTATTCAAGACAACCTGTACCCAAACCAGCATGGATGACATTAGCGAATCCAATATACCAAGATTTATTAAGGAGACAATACCCAGAATATTATAATGAATGAAGAAGAACAACTACTTGCAGATGCAAGAGACATGGAAGAAGAGGATCAAACTTTACCAGAAAGTCAATTAAATATTAATGATCCTATCCCAACTAACGCAAAACAGTTATATCCATCTGCATTTGGTGCTTCATACGGTAACAGTACTGTCGACCTTAGTAACAAAGCTAACAAAGACAAAATGCTAGAAGAGTATGATAACTGGTGGAGAATGGAGAAAGGCGAAGAAAAGGATGAAGTAGGTGAGAAGTTTCACCAGAAATACTACAATATGAGTCTAGAAGAAAAGAGAGCTGCTCAACAGCAAGCTGTCAATGATGACCCATATTTTAATCCTGTTAAAAGATTACAAGGTGTATTTCAAGGTCTATCCGTTCCCGGGTTATCATACGCTGATTTTGCAAACGATGCTCTTGGTACTATTGTACCGGGGTATAACAGATTAGATGAGAAGTGGGACAAAGCTACACAGCTTGACAATCCTACACATCAAAAACTACGTAGTATACTTTCTGTTGTATTACCATCTATACATGCTGGTGGTAAGATACAAGGAGCAGCAAATGCTTTTAACGTAGGCAAACCATGGTATCAAAGGTTAACTAATACAATAGTTACACAAGGATTAGGAGATGCAGCTATCGTAGGTCTAAGTGATGTTGGCGAAGAAAACAACGTTGCTGAAGCACTTGCTGATAACGTACCCGGTTTATTTGGACCAAAGGGTAGACTACCTTTACCAGAGTGGATAGTCACAAAAGATAGTGATAGCCCTGCTGTACGCAAAAGAAAGAACATGCTAGAAGCAGCACCTTTTGCTGTCTTCGGTACGATTCTTGGAGCTGGTATAGATAGACTGGCTGGCAGAAAAATGCTAGACTGGATGGAACCGCTTGATGATACAGCTGCTCAATACAAACAAACACAACTTGAGTTAGGTGGTGACAACGATAAACTTATAGAGTTACAAGAAATCAGAACACAGCTAGCTCTAGGCAGCGAAAACTTAAGTAGACAAAACGAGAACATTCTAATCAATAGACAGATCGAGTTAGAAAACGAGTTAGGTATTATTGATAATATGGATGATGCTTCTCGTATTGCTGACGGTAGTGCGGCCAGAGAATCACAAGAAGCTGCAATACGTAAGATCGAAAATCCAGACCAGTTAGAATTATTTGATGGTTTTGACGGTGACATAAACCCCGGCATGCTAGATGACGCTTCTACGACTAGGCAGACGCCTCCTCCGGGCAATGTAGCACGAAATATGGCTGATACTACAGCTATCAAAAACGGAGTCTCTGAGGGCGATCCAGCACCTATTATAACAGAGTCTATGAGACGTAAAGGACTGATGGTAGGTCCCGGGTCTCGTGGTGCTGTGATGGGTGTAGCAGAAGAAGCAAGAGAAGCTGGTAGATTTAATGCTCTTGTAGATGGTTTTAGATTTAGTGCAAAAGAAATGAGTGCAGCTGCATGGGGTATCTATAATGATATTATATCAGCTGGTTCGATAGATGACGTTAGAGAACTTTTTTTAGCTGACAGAGACGTAAAAAACTTACTTATGGGTAAGTTAAAAGTTGAAGTTATTAACGAAGAACAGGCAAGAGCAGCAGCATTTGCTATGCGTGATTTGATTGATAAGTTTTTAGGTAGAGACGTAACAGCTACATCAGCTAGAGTTATGGATACATTAGGTAGAGAAGCCAATACTATGGCGGAAGCTTTACAAGAAATGCAACCATACGTAGATGAAGCACACGTAATGGATCTGATTATTGATAAGTTAGAGTTTCTTATGGATGAGTATGCTTTAAATAAGTATATATCTGGTTGGAGTTTACGTAACAAAAACTGGTTTGACCAAGTGCCTCCAGCTAGCGTAAGAGATGCTCTTAAAACTTTAACAGAAGAGTTTACGATGGCTGAGAATGCAATACATGCAAAAAATCTTAAGTTTACTAAACTACTTAAAAAACTAAAAAAAGAGAATCCTATATATTTAAGACCGTTGATGGATGCGTTTGCACACTCAAACGGTGACGTAGATACTATAGCAAAATTACATGCATGGGCAGCAGATCAGATTACACCATTAGGTATGTTAAAAAGTCCTGATCCTAAACAATTAAACTTGTTTGCTAAAAGTGCATGGAGTGTAGTATATAATAATGTATTATCTGGATTATCTGCTCTCAGAGCTGCTGCTGGTAATGGTACACAGCTTATACTTAGACCTATGACAGCAGTGCTCGGGCATGGTTTTTATGGTGCGTTCGATGACTTTGCCGGATTGAAGCGTACATTTTACTACAACGGTGCTGTTTTCGAGACCAACCGTAGAGCTTTGTCAGATGCATTTACTATGATGAAAAAAGCTCATCAAGATCCTGACATGATGGTTAAAGCATATCGTAAAGACTTTGTGTTTAAAACTGATAGAGCTTGGGATATTATGGAAGATATGCGTAAAGTATATCAAGCTGAAGGTAATTATGGTAGAATGTTACAACTAGATACAGCTGTTCGTTTGAAACAGTTAGGTCAGTTTAAGTGGATGAGATATGGTATGACAGGGATGGTATTTCCTGATGTATTTACATCGACTCATTTAGCACACTATCTATCACGTACCAGAGCTTACGATGATGTCTTTAGTGACAAAGGTTTTGCTGATTGGACAGAGATAATGAAAGCTGAGAAGATTCATTATAAGTCAATGTTTGACGATAATGGTCTAATCAAAGATCAAGTACTACGAGCTACTGCTGGAGAAGTACAGCTTAACTTAGATGACGGTTTAGCACGTTGGATTAACCAAGGTACTACTGCATATCCTTTTGTTAAGTTCTTAATGATGTTCCCACGTACAAGTAGTAACTATATTAAAGCTGCATCTTCGTGGACTCCTATCACTCTAATACCCGGAATCAATAAGTATAGTAAAACTCTATATGCAAAAACAGATGATGACATCGCTGCTGCTTTACTAGAGCACGGCGTTGATATGGCTAGAACACCTAACGCTCGAGTTATATGGGAAAACCTAAGAGCTGAATATACAGGTAGAATGGCATTTAGTAGCATGTTAGTTGGCTCACTATGGCAATATGCTATGGGTGGTAACATACGTGGCAACGGACACTATAACGCATCACGTAGAAACAAAGAACGTAACCAGATGGGTTATGAGCCTAAGACTGTACGAATTGGTAATTCTTGGGTAAGCTATGAAGGTATTATAGGTATTGAACATGTGCTAGCACCTCTAGGTGATATGGCATACTATGCTAGAGACTTAGATGAATCATATCTAGAAAGTTTTATGTCTAAATTGACATGGACTGTAGCTGCTACATTTTTAAATCAGACACCTTTACAAGGTTTAGAACCATTAATATCAGTAACTAACGGTGACTTAACAGGTTGGAGTAGACTTACTGCTAACACTCTTAGATCCTTCTTACCACTATCTGGTGGAGCTGGTGTACTTAGCAATGCTATTACATCATCACAAAAAGATATAGAAGCAGAAGTTGTTAGTGTTGTCAAAAACAGATTACCATTATTCTCAAGTACACTTCCAGAACAGATAGATATATGGACAGGTCAACCACTTAATGATGTTGATAATCCATTTTTAAGAATTCTTAATGCTGTCAGTCCTGTACAAGTAAGTGGTACAAGAGAACCTTGGAGAGTATGGTTACAAGAAACAGGCTGGAATGGGCTGTCAATGTTAAAGAAAGATTCTACAGGATCTTATGAATACACACCAGCAGAACGTGAACTAATTAATAAATATATTGGTGAACAGCAAATGTTTAGACAACTTGAGCGTATTATTAATAATCCAAGGTATCAAGAAGAAATCGAACAACTTAAATTATATCGTCAAAATAATTCTGACTTTAGTGAAGAACGGGTTAAATTACATACAGAGAAATTACCTGTATTTAAGGAAATCAATAATATTGTTAGAAATGCACAAAAAATAGCAGAGCTTAGATTATTAAGGGAAAGACCTGATATCGAATCAGTTATTTTAAATCAACAACGAGCTAACGAAAGTATGCAAGAAGGCGACATAGAGGGTGCAGTTCGAGCACAAAAACAAAACGAAGCCACTCAAAATTTAATTAACATGAGGAAATAGCAACTATGAGTGCTGTTACACAAAACGATTACATCGGTAATGGGTCCACCACCAATTACCCTTTTACATTTACATATCTTAAGGCATCAGACATTAAAGCGTCTATAGATGCAGTCGACACAACAGCTTTTACATTAGCTAATGCAACGACAGTACAATTTAATACTGCTCCAGCTAACGGAGCCAAAATCAAAATATTTAGAGAAACCGGTGTTGACACACTAACAGCAACTTTTTATCCCGGATCAGCAATTAAGTCAGAAGATCTTAACGATAACTTTACACAAAACTTATTTGTTACACAAGAGGTAAACCAACGTTATCTTAGTACTCTAGGTGGTACTATGACTGGTGATCTAAATTTAGGAGAAGATGCAAGTATAACTTTTGAAGGTGCAACAGATGATGACCACGAAACAAGGTTAACTGTAATCGATCCGACAGCTGATAGAACATTATCATTACCTAACGTATCAGGTAACTTAGTTTCTACAGGTGACACTGGGACTGTTGCTACAGCAATGATAGCTGATGGTGCAGTTATAGAAGCAAAAATAGGAACTGCGGCAGTTACAGAAAATAAAATTCAAGGAGCCTCTGTTACAGTAACTAAACTAGGAGCGTTAGCAGTTACAACTCCTAAAATAGCTAACGATGCAGTTAACGGTACAAAGATAGCTGACGATTCGATTAACTCAGAACATTATGTTGATTTATCTATAGATACACAGCATATAGGTAACTTACAAGTTACAACTGGTAAACTAGCAGATGATGCAGTTACAGCTGCAAAAATAAGTGCAGGTGCAGTCGGAACTACAGAAATAAATACAAATGCAGTAACAACAGCTAAGTTAGCCAATGATGCAGTCACAAATGCTCAACTAGCGGACGATGCAGTATCGACTGAAAACATACAAAACGGCGATGTTACAGAAGCAAAAATAGCTGACAACGCAGTTACAGTAAATAAGATTGGTACAAACGCAGTTACGACTACAAAAATTGCAGCAAACGCAATAACTAATTCTTTGATTGCTTCTAACGCAGTTGAAAATGCTAATATAGCAGACAATCAAATAACAGCTGCAAAATTAAACCAAGCTACAGTTATTACAGCTAGTGAACAAGGATCTGCTACAACTAACGATACATCTTTTTTAACTTCAGCAGCAGCTGACGCTAGATTTTTTAATATCAGTACTGGTGATACAATTAAAGATGGTCAAACATTTCCAGACAACGATACAACTATTGCTACAACCGCAGCTATCAACGATAGAATTATTGACTTAGTTGATGAAGTTGGTGGTTTTGATATTATTGCTAACCAAAGTAGTTTTCCTAATACAAACCCTCAAGGGGCTACAGGACAATCAGCTGTTATAAGTGTTAAAGAAATTACAGGTAGTGCATTAGTTCCTAGTGGTACAAACGTATCTATAGCTAACGGTAACTTAGCTAATAATGCTACTATTATAATTACAGGTGTACCTACAACTTTACCTGTTGGGTTTGGATTCTTAGTAGAATCTACATCTACAACACATACATACACTTTTCACAGATTAGTACCAAAAGCTACAGAAGTTACAACCGTAGCAAGTAATATATCAAATATAAACTCTGTTGTAAGTAATATTACTAATGTAAACGCAGTTGCAAATAATGAAACTAATATAAACGCAGTTAATAGTAATTCATCTAACATTAACTCAGCGGTTAGCAACGCATCTAACATTAACAGTGCAGTTAGTAACGCAAGTAATATAAACTCTGCTGTAAGTAATGCGTCTAATATTACCACCGTAGCGACTAATAATACAAACGTCACTACTGTTGCTACGAATATAAGTAATGTAAACTCTGTTGCAGGTGCTTTAGATGCTACTCAAACATATACAGTTACTGTACAAAGCGTAAGTGGTAGTAATAAGTACTTTATTGACGGAACACAGAATCCTGTTTTAACTTTAGCTAGAGGATCAACTTATATATTTGATTTATCTGCAAGTAGTAACTCTAGTCATCCTTTACTATTTAGAACTGCTGCCGATGCTGCATATACTTCAGGTGTAACAAGTAATGGTACAGCTGGTAGTTCAGGTGCTAATGTAACTTTTGTTGTTCCAGATAACGCTCCTAGCTCATTAAAATATTACTGTTCATCACACGGTAATGCAATGGGTAATACGATTACAGTTGTTGATGACCGTATCGATGTAGTAGCAACTAATATTACAAATGTTAATAACACTGGAAACTCAATAGCAAATGTTAATACTGTTGCTAACAATATGACTAAGGTTACTCATGTTTCAGATAATATTAGTGACGTAAGTAATTTTTCTGACAAATATCAGATTGCTTCTAGTAACCCATCAACCAGAGCTGACAGTTCAAGTTTACAAGAAGGTGATTTATATTTCAACACTTCCGCTGATGAACTTAAGGTTTATAACGGTGGTGCTTGGCAAGGTGGTGTAACAGCTACAGGTAACTTTGCAGTTACAACTGGTAATACATTTACCGGTAGTAACATATATAATGATAACCAAAAAGCTATATATGGCACAGGGTCAGACTTTGAAGTTTATTTTAATGGTACAAAGGCAAGAATTGATAATAAAGGTTTAAGTGGAGATTTAAGTATATTATCTAATAATTTTGATATAAGCAAATATACAAATGGAAGTAAATATATTAAAGGTGCTAATGGGGTAACAGAACTCTACCACGACAACAGTAAAAAGCTTGAGACTACAAGCACAGGCGTACAGGTAACAGGTAACATTGTAGTATCAGGGATGGTCGACGGTCGTCAAGTATCAAATGACGGTTCTAAATTAGATACCATTGAAACTTCAGCTACAGCAGATCAGACAGCAGCAGAAATCAAAACTTTATTTCAATCTAGTAAATTAACTAACGCAGAGATTGCTGATGATACAATTGGTGCAGCTCAACTTGCACATACCGCTGTTACAGCTGGTAGCTATGGTTCTGCTACAGCAATACCTGCTATTACAGTTGATGCTCAAGGTCGTATTACAGCTGCAAGTACAAATTCAGTTAACACAACTACAAACTTAGCAACTACAACTGCAACAGGTTCTGTAACTGTGACAAGTAGTACAGGAAACAATGCAACCATAAGCGAAGCTACAAGCTCTGCTGCTGGTGTTATGTCAACAGCACACCACGACAAACTTGATGGTATTGCAGCTGGTGCAAACTTAGTTCAATATACAAGTCAATTAGTTAATAACTCTGGTTTTATTACAAGTTTTACTAACAACTATCTTTCTGGTGGATCATTCAGTGGTGGTACTTTAACTCTAAACAGATCTGGTTTAGGTAATGTAACTATTACTGGTATCGGAACAAGTACATTTAACGGTGATTATAATAGTTTATCTAATAAACCAACAATACCTTCAAATAATAACCAGTTAACTAATGGTGCTGGTTATATAACAACAACTGGTAGTGCAGGTACACTACAGGGTATGTATCGTTCATTTACGGGTGGTAAGACTTTTTATGATTCAATTCCATGGATTTCAACTGGAGGTGTTATGGAATTGGGACACCGTATTGACTTTCATACTTCTGACAGTAACGCAACTGACTTTGCACCTAGTTTAGGTACAGCTGGTGGACAATTACGAGTTAATGGTCTTAACGTGTTGTATTCTGATGATAACGAGGTTTATAGTTTTGGTTATGTAGGCGGAGCAGGTCAATATTTATATTTCGCAAGTTCTGGTGGAACTAAAGGTGTTAATATTTGGAACTCAGATGCATCACTAAAAGAAAATATAGTTGATTCTGATTATGATGCAATATCAACAATTAAAGGACTTAAATTTAGAGACTTTGATTGGAAAGAATCAGAAGGAGGTCATCACGTAGATTGTGGTGTGGTTGCACAAGAAGTAGAAACAGTAGACTCTTCTTTAGTAATAACTCCTCCAGACGTTACATACCTTAATCCAAATTATCAAGAGCCAAGTAAAGGTACAAAGAGTATTGATACAGGCAGAATGGTAAGTATATCTGCTAAAGCATTACAAGATATAATTGCAAAAGTAGAAGTTTTAGAAGCAAAAGTTGCTGCATTAGAGGCTGGCTAAATGGAAATACCCACCATGATTCTACCCGATGCTGTTGACTTTCCTAATTTCGAGTTTGAACTACCTATAGGAAACATACCACAGTATACTCCTTTGGTAGTTCCACCAAGCGATTTACGATCTCCGTCAGGAGTTGTACCGCAAACAAGTACAAGTGAAAGTCAGACACCATCTGGTATGTCACAAGTTAATATACCTATCATGAATGTAAAGGTACCAGTACCAGAAAGCGAAATATTGATTACAGCTGGAACTACAGCAGTAATCTCAGTAGCTGCCACCCTTTCTGCTACAGCAGCTTTTAAGTGGTTAGTTAAGATTCTAAAACCTATATTAAAAATGTTATGGAAAAAGATAAGTGGAAACAAAAAACCTAAAACCTGACGAACCAAAGAAAGGTTTACTAACAAAATTAAAAGAAAATGTTGATGACCACGATGAACAAATGCAGATCCTCGGTGCAATGGTACGCTTGGGTGTTGTCATTTGGTCAGGATTTATCATCACTTTAAACTATGTCGAGTTGCCTATGGTCAAGAAACCTCTAGGGGCATCATCCGACATTACCTTTGTTGCATCAATTTTTACTGGAGCCCTAGCAACCTTCGGTTTGTCTACAGGCAATACTAAAAAGAATGGCAACACACCAACAACAACTAAACCAAAACAATGAAGACATGGATTCTTCTCTTAGCATTGTTGTCACCCGCAATCGCAAGAGCAAACACAATAACCCCGAACTTTACACAGGGGTCAATGAACTCAACGACAACAACAACTCAAACAGTAAAAGAAGTTTCAAAAACACAAAAGTTTGGAGCAGAGGTCAAAAGCTGGTCTGGAACAAATGTAGAACCTTCTGGAAACATCAAAGCAGCAGATACAACTTTCGCCGTCAAAGACGTAACGAAGGATTGGACACTAGAAACAACATC